GCGGGTATTGGAGGAAATAGAAAGTTATGGGAAGGAGATATAGAGGTAACTGCTGTTGAGAATGTGTTGGAAATAGCCAACACATATAAGAGTTTTTTTCCTACAGATAAAGTTATAGTTGGAGATGCCCACCAATATTTATTAAAACACTTTGAGGAGTTTGATTTTATTTGGAGTTCTCCTCCTTGTCAAAGTCATTCTGGCACAAATCATTTTTTATTTGGGCAAGGAATAAGGAGATTTCCAGACCTAAAACTTTATGAGGAAATAATTTTTTTAGAACATTGGTTTAAAGGAAAATGGGTTGTAGAAAATGTTATACCATATTATAAACCTTTAATAGAAGGTCAACAATGTGGGAGGCATTATTTTTGGAGTAATTTTATTATATCTCCTATTAAAGTTGATTATGATATTGGAACATGGAATAGAAAAACCGCTTCTAAAGAGAAACAAAGAAAAGCAATAAGAAGAGAAGCTCAAATTCCTGAATTAATTAATTTACATGGATTAAAAGATTTTAAATTAAAAAACAAAAGACAGATATTAAGAAATTGTGTGCTCCCTAAAGTAGGGCTTCATATATTTAAAATGGCTTTTAAAGATAAACAGAGTATATTATAAGTAGTTTACTTAAATAGAAACATTTATAAAGTATAGTTAATTAATTTAAACATGGGAAAAATAAGATTTAAAGATTTAAGTGGTTGGTTAATGGCAGCAGCAATAGGTGGATGGATTATGGCGGGAGCCATGGTTTATGCTATTCTCGCAGAATTACTTTATCTTAGTTAAAAAATAAAATGGGCAAACGTTGTAATCCAAGGGAAAAAATATCACAAAGAAGTATAGGTTTCAATCATAGACAAATAGAGTTCTTTGATGCGTATCCAGATTTTAAACCGGACAAATTTTGTAGAGAAATAATAGATCAACAAATTAAATTAGTAGATCAGGGGTTTTTAAGTAAAGAATGAAAAGAAAATTAGATAAAGACGAATTAAAGTTTACAGAAAAAGGAATCAAAAGAAACATAGAAGAATTAAAGAAACTAAAAGAAAACTTTGAATACAATAAAGCCTTAATAAGCAAACAAAACTACTTAAGAGAATTTGATAATAAGTGGAGAGATTACTTACGTTCTCAAAAAGATGAAGAAGATAAAAAAGTATTTAAAATAATTGAAGAAGAAATAAAAAATCACGAACAAACAATTAAAGTTCTTCAAACCCATATAAATGAGGGAGTAGAAATTAAAAAAAATCCAGTAGTTTCTTAAAAAGGAGGTAAAATGAACATAATAAGACCACAAACAGAAGCAGAAAAAAAAGACTTTACATCTCTATACATAGATGATCCAGAAAGAAAGTTTAAAAAAGAATTAGTTAAACAAGCAAGTTTAGCACATAAAAAAGGATTACCATTTGCAGAAAAAGCAGTAATAGATGAATTCAGTGAATCAATTCAATCACAAGCAAGAGATTCAGTTAAGAAAAATGGAAGAGTAAAAATAGAAGAAATAAAAATACCAAAAATTGATTGGAGTAAATACTCTGATCTAAAAAATTTTACTTTAACAAAAACAAAGAAAGTAAGAGATAAGTATTTGTCTAAAATACACAAAATGCCAATCTTCTTAGATTCTAAAGAATACAAGTTTAAAGGATATGGAAACGTTTATAGAATGATGGAAGATGGGGATGTAGCTTTAGCAAAACACTTTAAAAGAGAAGCTGAGTTGAGAAAGTAAAAATGGAAAAACTAGAGATAGAATATTTGCCTATCTCAGAGATAGTCCCTTATTCTAAAAACCCAAGAAAGAATGACCAAGCAGTAGATGTAGTGGCTAAAAGCATAAAAGAATTTGGATTTAAGAATCCCATAATCCTAGATAAGGATAATACTATAATCGCTGGCCACACTAGATTAAAGGCAGCAATTAAGTTGGGTTTACAAGAGGTACCTATTATCTGGGCAGATGAATTAACAGAAGATCAAGTAAAAGCTTTTAGATTGATGGATAATAAGAGTATAGAATATTCTAATTGGGATTATAATTTATTAAAAGATGAGTTCTATGCATTAGAAAACACAGATGCCTTTAATTTTACTGGATTTACAAGTGATGAAATAAGTAAGATTTGGGACAAAGAAACAAAAGAAGATGATTTTCAGATACCTAAAGAACCAAAATATGATATAAAAGAAGGGGAATTATGGCAATTAGGAGAACATAGGTTATATTGTGGGGATGCTACCAAAAAAGAGGATGTAGAGGCTTTAATGGGTGAACAAACGGCAGATATGGTGTTTACTGATCCTCCTTATGGGATTGATATTGTTGGAAAAGGAAAAGTAGGAGTTTCAGGAGATTTAGGATTTAAGGGAGGAAGAGAAATTGGGGTGAGTATGTTAGCTAAAGCTGGAAAGTATAAAGAAATAATTGGGGATGATAAACCCTTTGATCCGACATTTTTATTAAATTATGGAAAAATCCAAATAATATGGGGAGCTAATCATTTTGCATCTAAATTACCAGATAATAGTCATTGGTTAGTATGGGATAAGAAATGTGAAAGAGGAGCAGACCATAATAATTTTAGTGATTGTGAATTAGCATGGACTAATGTTGATAAAAAGGCAGTAAGAGTTTATAGATATTTATGGAGTGGATTATTAAGAGAGGGAGATAGAAATACCGAATTAAGTAAAAGGGTGCATCCAACACAGAAACCAGTAGGATTAATGTCAGAGATTATAAAAGATTATTCAAAAAATGAAGAAAAGATAATGGATTTATTTGGTGGATCTGGAAGTACTCTAATAGCTTGTGAACAATTAAACAGAAAATGTTATATGATGGAAATAGATGCTTATTATTGTTCAATAATCATAGAAAGATGGGAGAAACTAACAAGTAAAAAAGGAGTTAAAATTGGCAACTAGAAATCAAGAATTAAGAAAAGAAGATAAAGAAATGATTGATATTGCTATGAAGAATTATATAATTTATACAATAAACTTAGAGAGTATTCCAATTTTTTTAAGAGTAAGGAGGATTTATCAAGCAATTGCTTATTGTTCAGGATTAGATGTTAATTTCCCAAGCATATCAGAAGAAGATTTAGAATTTTATCAAACTGATGCCTGGAAGAGCATATCTAAAAAAATCATGATTAGGGATGATTTTACTTGTAAGATTTGTAAAGTTAAAGGAATCAAACTAAATGTTCACCACATTATCCCTAGGTCAATTGGGGGAACAGAAGATAACTCAAATCTTATAACATTATGTAAGAGTTGTCATGCTAGAATGCCTAGAAGTAAGGATACCACTAAAGAAATAGAAAAATTACAAAATGGAACAAAGTAGACAAAAATCAGACAAAAAGAGGTTAACTAAAAAACAAAAAGAATTTCTGGAAATATTCTTTAAGAATCTAGGCTTAGTAACACAATCTTGTAAGGCAGCGAATCTTAGCAGAGCAATGTATTATAGATGGTTAGAACAACCATTATTCAAGGAAGCCATAGAAGAATCAAAAACAAGTGTCAAAGATTTTGGAGAAGCAGAGTTATTCAACTTAATGAAGACAGGGAATCCTGCTGCAGTAATCTTTTTTAATAAAACCCAAAATAAGGATAGAGGATATATTGAGAAAAGTGAGCAAACAATAGAACACAAAGGTGAAGGATTTAAATTAATAATTAATGAAAAACATGAATGATAGTAACAACCGAACTAAGCAAAAAGCAATTAGAAGCATTTAAGATATTACTCGACAAAGAAACTACTGAACTATTTTATGGTGGAGGAGCTGGAGGAGGCAAGTCTTATCTTGGTTGTTTCTGGTTAATTAAGAGTTGTATTGAATATCCTAATTCTAGATGGTTAATGGGTCGAGCAAGGCTAAAAACTCTCAAGGAGAGCACGTTTCTGACGTTTTTAAGCATACTCCGGGATTGGGGTCTAAAAAAGGATAAAGATTGGAGATACAATGCTATGGAGAATTATATTACATTTTCTAATGGCTCAACAGTATACTTAAAAGATTTGTTTTTATATCCCACAGATCCAGAGTTTGATTCACTTGGTTCTACTGAATATACAGGTGCTTTTATTGATGAAATATCTGAAATAACTGAAAAAGCTAAAAACATAGTAATGAGTAGAATTAGATATAAATTAGAAGAATTTAAGTTAGTCCCTAAATTACTCATGGCATCTAATCCAGCTAAAAACTTTGCTTATAGAGAATACTGGAAACCTTGGATAGAAAAGCGATTACCTAAGTATAGACAATTCATACCAGCTTTAGTAGGAGACAACCCATTTATGTCCCCTCATTATGCTGAAAACCTTAAGAAACTAGATAAAAACTCAAGAGAGAGACTCTTACATGGAAACTGGCATTACGATGATGATCCAAGTAGATTATTTGAGTATGATAAACTTAATGATATATTTAGTAATTCGCCAATAGATGGTAAAATGTATATTTCTTGTGATATTGCTAGATTTGGGTCAGATAAATCAGCCTTTGTTGTTTGGAAAGGATATAATATTGAAAGAGTTAAATTTACTGAAAAGAAGTCTACTAAAGAAAATGCTAAAATAATAGAAAACTTAGCTGCATATCATCATATTCCATTTAGTAACATTATAATTGATGAAGATGGGGTAGGTGGAGGCGTAGTAGATCAATTAGATGGTGTAAAAGGATTTATTAATAATAGTCGTCCAATTGAATTAAGAAGAGACCAATCACCTAAAAGTGCTTACTCGTTACCGCCAAAACATAACTTTGCAAACCTTAAAACACAATGTTACTTTAAATTAGCAGATTTAGTTGGTGATGGCAAAATAGCTTGTCAATTAGAGGATATTAAGATTAAAGAGATGTTAATTGAAGACTTAGAACATATTAAAGTCAAAGATATTGAGAAGGATGGTAAAGTCACAATTATTCCTAAAGAAGAAATTAGAGAGAATCTAGGTAGATCACCTGATTTAGGAGATGCTCTAATGATGAGAATGTTCTTTGAATTTCGACAAGAACAACAACATTTTATAATTGGAACAAGGAGAAATGAATGACAAAAAAAGAATCTAAAGTAGAAAACGAACAAAAAGGATTTATTAGAAGGCCTAAAAAGAAGAAAAAGAAAGTACCAAAGTTTGGTTATGAAGATAAACCTAAATGGTAGGCTAAATAAGAGTATATCCTTATCTAATCACATTATTTAAATAAAAGTAGATTATCTTTTTCATGCCAAAGAGAAAAGGAATTATTGTAATTCCACAACATATAAAAGATAATTTTATTCAAGAGGAGTTTAAAGGCCAAGTAAGTGATATTCCCGTGCGATTTCCTAAAAGACTTGGTGTAGAACATCCTTATAATTTTAAGATAGCAGAAGATTTAGTTAAAACTTTTGGTTATGTAAATGGCTTAATAGACAAACATGTTGATTCTATTGTTGGAAATTTTACTGCTAAAGCCAAATCTGAAAACGTACAAGCGATTATAGATAGTTTTCTAATTGATACAAACTTTCAAGTTACTTTAAGAGAATGGGTAAGAAGTTCATTAATAACTGGAAATGGATTTATGGAGTTAGATTTAGAAAATAGTGCTTTACGAGTTCTTGATCCTAAAGAAATATATGTAAAGAGAGATAGAAAAGGAAATATCAAACAGTATAATCAATACAAAGGAAAACTCAATCGAATGAGTGCTGAAATTTTGAAAGAAATAACAGAATTCTTACCAAACGAAATAGCACATTTAAAGATTAATGCTTTTCCACTGGAAGCATATGGGTTAGGATTAATCAAACCAAACTTTCAAACAATAGATACTTTACTAGGAAATAAGAAAAACTTACAAAAGGTAGTAAATAGAAAAGCAGGATCCCCTTATCACATTAAAGTTGGAGTACCAGGAGAAGCAACTAATCCAAGCACTGTTTCTAATATGGCTAGTGACATGCAGTATTTAAATGTAGCAACCGAGTGGACTACCGACGCTAATGTAGACATTAAGTTACTTGATTTTGGAGATTTAGGGAAAGGATTTGAAACTGTATTAAGAGAAGACAAATTAGAATTACTAGCTGGATTTCAAGTACCAGAAGTAATGATGGGGAGTGGTCAATTAAATGAAGGAATAGCCAAAGTCCAAAAAGCAACATTTGATGATCAAAGAATTAGATCACTACAAGAAGAAATAGAAAAAGTAATTGAAGAAAAAATATTCAAGCCATTACTAGCAAACCAAAAAGGTAAAGAGTTTCAAGAACACGTAGAATTTGAATGGAATTTGCCTAGTGAAGAAGCAATTAATGCTAGAATAGACAAATTAACTGCCTTATTAAGTAGCAAGTCAATGATTAGTGAAAATCTTAAAAGAATGATAGAAATAGAGGTAGCCAAAGCATTGGGGATAGAAGACTTTGATAATTTATTGAGAGAACCAGAAGTAGGGTTAGATGATAAACTAGATGAAGAAAAGAAAGAAGAAAAACAAGCATTTTTAGATAAGAAAGAAGTTGATAAAAAGAATCCTGAGAGGGAAAAAGAGGAAAAAATTAAACAACCGGAAGTACCAGGGGCCAAACCAAGTGCCAAAATGTCTGGAGCTGGTTGTGGACAACAAATAACTGAATCGGCTAGTAGTGTAATGACTCTTAAAGAATGGACAAACTTACAAGAATTAAAAGGATTTACTTATTCAGATTATGTAACTAGTATTTTGAAAGTTCTTAAGTTAGATCAATTTAATGATTTGTTAGCCATAACTGAAATAGATTTAGAATTAGGATTACTTCCAAGTAATGATATAAACAAATTAAGAGAAATATTTAAAGAGGGATTCAAAAAGAATTATACAATTAAACAAATAGAAAAGAAAGTAAGTGAAAGCATAGATTTTAAAGATAGATTAAGAATAAATGAAAATGGAGAAAAAGTATTAAGTGTTGCATCTCAAAATAGACCAAATATGATTGCCCGTACTGAAGCAAGTAGATTAGCAAATGAGGGGTTACTTAATCATTATCAAGATAATAAAATAGAGAAAGTACAATTTTTAGCAGCATTATCTGAAAGAACTTGTCCTATTTGTGAGGGTTTGAGTGGTCAAATCTTTACAATAAGTGAAAGTCACGGGATGTTGCCAATTCATCAAAACTGTAGGTGTACTTTCTTACCAGTAGTAACATGAGTCAAATATTCGGTCAATCAATGGGAAGTCCAATGGCAATTGTAGATACAGATGGAAGAGTACATACTAATAATATCTTGGATGGTGTGAAAATTGCTGGAAGTGGTGTTGTTACGTTTAAAAAAGAACATGATAGAATTATACAGGGGAAAACACATTATGTTGGATCTGTATTTTATGAAATACCGAAAGATGGTAGTGCAAGTATTTTTTTAGATGTTGGAAGTTTAAATATTCATACGACTTTTAATGCAAATTCGGATGGGGATATGGAGTTAGTTTTTATGGAAGATGTTAGTGTTACAGATAGTGGTGTGGCAATTGATTTAATCAATAAAAATAGAACTAGTGCTAACACTATGAATACCCAAATATTTTCAAATCCCACTTTAGTCGGAAGTGGAAATGTGATTCATACCTCTTTATTTTTAGGTGGTTCTGGGGTGGCAACCAAATTTGTTTCAGCGGATATAAATGTTGGGATAGAAGGAAGCGATTGGATTTTATCTAGTGGCTTGTGTTATTGGTTAAAATTTACAAATAGGGCAGGAAGATTAGTTTCAGTAGATTGGGATATGGAAATGCATTCACATTAAAATGGTAAGAATAACTAAACAAACAGATGAGGAACTAAGAAAAGAGATAGAAGAATTTAGAGAAGAAATAGATAGAATTATACAAACAGCAAAAGACATACCTGGTTGGAACTTTGAATTTAGTCCCTTTTTATTCATACATTGGAGAAACAATGACAAAAATAGATCAACAAATAACAAACGTCAAATGTGAGAAATGTGGAGCATTACCTCAAAAAGGAGTAGTATTAATAAAAGCTCATGGAATGTTTTTATGTGGTGGTTGTTATCATAAAAAACATATGGAGTGGGCAAAAGAATATAAAAAGGAGATGTTAGAAGGATAATGTATTTTCATAAAGAAACACTACAAACAATTCCAGTAGCCAAACATTCAGGAGACTTAGTATTTGATTCAAACTTAGGAGTAAATGCAGTAGATAATGAAAGTGTACCTTTGGTTGGACCTTGGAAAGAATACGATGCAAGGGGAAATATTACTGGATCAAATACAGCAATAAGTTCAAAAGCACAACAACAATTTGGTGGAATGACCAATAAACTTAAAGGCACAATAGCCGGAATGATGGGTGCTAAGATAGGTAATTTAAATGCGGTTGGTCAAAATAAAGATACAATTAGAAGGAGAAAAAAGAAAGTATATGTGAAATTAAATGGAAATTAAAATAAACACAAAAGAAGGAACAAATCAGATAACTACTGAGAAACTTAAAGGAGAATTAAAAGGGGTAGTTTTATCTTTTATAAATAATCAAAGAGTATCCAAAGTAAGAATATTAATTGAATCAGAATTAGGTTATACTTTATTTGATTATCCTGATTTAGTTGAACCAATTTATATTCCTTTATCCATTCAAAAAATAGATAAATATTCCCACCTAACCTCCGAATGGACTAACTATTATCTTGATGAAAAGCTAAAAATAACTGTTTCTGGAGCAAAAAATCAAGAAGTTCAGATAATTCTAAGAATTGATAAAGTATATCCTAAGTAAATCACATTTTATAAAGAAAAGTAAAGTATTTACTTTATAGGAGAGACAATGCCCTACAAAGACATAGAAAAAAGAAGGGAATGGCAAAGAAATTATTATTATAAAAATATTGAAACCCAAAGATTAAGGGGAAGAACAAAACATATGGAACATAAAGAAGAGTATAATAAAAAAGGAGAAGAATACAGAAAAAATAATTTAGGAAAATTTGCAGAAAAAGCAAAAAAATATAGGAAAAATCACCCCAATCAAATAGTGGCTCAACAACAAGCTCAAAAAATTAAATTAAAAAATGAATGTGAGGTTTGTGGAACAACAGAGAATTTACAAAGGCATCATTGGGATTATAACCAACCAATGTTAATAAATACTCTTTGTCAACAATGCCACACAATTCAACATTTGTAGGAGAAAGAAAATTCCTTTACCAACACCAAGAACAAGCGAAGAACAAAGTACTTTTATTTCTAGATGTATGAGTAATGAAAACATTAAAAAAGAGTTTGGCAAAGGATCAGAACAAGCAGTAGCAGTTTGTCATTCTCAATGGAGAAAGAAACATGGAGAAAAAGCACCTCAAATGATTCAATTAAAACATTTTACAGTGCCTATTCTTGAAAGTGCAACCATAGATGATGGGTTTATGATTGCCGGAGTTGCTATAAGTGAAACTATAACTTCTAATGGACACAAGTTTATTGCGGAAGAATTAAGGCCTGCAGCAGAGGGAATGGTGGGAATACCGTTACTTAAAGATCATGATAATATGGTAGATTCAATTGTTGGTAAAGTTGTTAATGCTAGTTTTGATGATTTAAACAAGCACATCCCATTTAAAGCGAGAGTAAATGATGAAAAGATGAAATCATTAATTCAAAGAGGAGATCTTAATTCTGTAAGTATTGGTGCAATGGTAAGAGAATTAGAAGAAACAAAAGAAGGAGATTTAATTGCAAGGGGAATAATCATTAAAGAACTAAGTTTAGTTGCAGTACCAGCAGATCCTACAGCAACATTTGATGTTGTTTTAAAGGAAGCATATCAGTCATCAGACAATATTTCAATAGAAGTTAAAAAGGAGGAAGACAAGAAGATGTCAGAAGAGGAAAAAACTGAAGTACCTCAGGCAGAAGAACCAAAGAAAGAAGAAAACGTGGAAGCTAAATTATTGAAGAAAGAATTGGTGGAAGCAAATAAGAAATTAGCTGAATTTGAAGCAGAGAAGAGATTACTTCTTGAAAAAGAGTATAAATCTATTTGTGAAAAGAAGAAAGTTAATGCTTTGGAAACTTCAACAGTAGATAATTCTACATTAGAATTATTGAAATCTCAAGTAAGTGAAATGGCAGATGTAGATGAAGAAAAAACAGAACCAAAAGAAGAAGAGAAGCCTGAATCTAAAGAAGAAACTGAATCTGAGGAAGAAACTGAAGAAGTGGCAGAAGAAAAAGGATATACAGCAACATTTGAGAAAAGTGCAAATCACTGGACATATCTAGGAAATTATCCTAAACCCCAATATGTTAGGCCCTTGTCTATAGTTGGATAATGGCAGTATCAAATGCAATGGGTGTACAAGTAGTTTGGGATGGAGAGGTGCCTAGAACTTTCACAGCAACAGCAGCAGAAGTAATTAGTGGTGGTGAATATGTGGTTTGTTCTGGAGCAACAAGCTCAGTAGGATCACATGTAAATACATTAGCTGATGGTGACATTGTGGCTAACTTAGTAACAGCAGATGCTGTAGGAGTAGAGGCAATTAATGGTATTGCTCTTAATACTGCAGCAAGTGGAGCATTAGTTACAATAGCACAAAGAGGAGCTTATTTGGTTCAAGCAGGTGGATCTGTGTTGGTTGGTTATGCAATTGAAGCAATGGACGAGGAGTTAATTCGATCACTTACAAGCGGAACTGTTCCAACAGGATTATATACAAGAGTGGCTGGTGGAAAGAAAATTGGAAGAGCATTAACTGCAGGAGTAAGTGGAACAACAGATAATTATTGTCTTGTCTATTTCGATTTTTAAAATGGCATTCAAACACATTACAGAATACATAAGTACAGAAGACGGAACAGCCGGAACAATTCTTATACCTAAGCTTATTTTTGATAGATTGATTCCAGAAGTAAACAAGGCTTTACTTCCTAGAGAATTAGCTGCATTTGTATTGGGGCCAACCCAAATACAAGGATCTTCAATGACTATCAATTTAGAAGCACCAAATACACTAGATATAAGGAAAGTTGGTGAAGGGGCAGAAATCCCATTAGATAACATTGATATAGACACTGTTACAGTAACTCCGGTTAAGTATGGGGTGGCTGTAAGAATTACTAGAGAAATGATTGAAGATAGTCAATTCCCAATGTTTGAAATTAATATTGGAGCTGTAGGTAAAAGATTTGCTGAGAAAGAAACTGAATTGGTTATAACTGCATTAGATGGGGCAAACGCTACCACATCAGGTGGAGCAGCAATTACTATTGCTAATATGACTGAATCTATGCAAGATTTAGAGGATAATGATTACGAACCAACAGATATTTTGATTGGAACAGAAGTATTAAATGATTTAAGAAATATAGATACTTTTGTAGAAGCACAAAGAGCAGGAGATACAGAAATGTTAAATACTGGTTTTAAAGGAAATATCTATGGATTAAAGGTAACACTATTCTCATCAAATGCAACACCAACACCAAGCACATATAAAAAATATGCTTATGTTTTGGATAGAAAAGAAGCTTATTTGATTGCAATTAAGAGAGACATTACAATAGAGAATTTCAATTTGCCTAGTTATGATATGCAAGGGGCAGCTATAACAAACAGAATTTCAGTACACTTACTTAGATCAAAAGCAGTTAGTAAAATAACTACAAGTTAAGTTTAATTTATTTTTTTTATTTTTTATTTTTATTTTCAAGCTTAGAGAAGCTCAAAATCTCTAATACAAGGAGGAAACATGGCAGTAGCAACAACAGGAAGTACAGTACAAGGTTTAGCACAAGGAATGGTACACAACTTAGTAGGAAATGTGGCCACAAACATAGATGGAATTGGTGAAATAATTAATTGTGCAGGAACCCCACAAAACATTGTGACAAGTGTAGTAGGAAGTCAAGTCGCTTATGATGTGGTTGGAAAGAACCTTTATTTTAGCAAATTAGCTAATGGTAGTACTTGGATGCGAATGATTTCAGGAACTTAAAATGAAGTCTCAAAGAATTGAGGAGTATAGGGCTCCTGTAGCAAGTTTAGTAACAACTGCGGGGTTAATGGATTTTTATACAGATAGGGTTATTAATGGAAAAATTCAATTAATTGATTGGCGGGCTGGAAACCATACTGGAACTGGTAGTATGTGGGTAACTGTATCGGGCACTGAACAAGTTATTTGGAGTTTATTGGCTAGTGGAACAGCAACACATAATGTGGCAGAAAGTTTTACAGTTATGCCAAGAGCATCGTGTGTAAGTACAACAGACGCATCTTTATCTGGAACAACTGGAGGAGAGTATGCAGAAATCCCAGTTAATTCAATTATTCATTTTATAGGTAGTGGCTTTGGTACAGGTAAATCTGGACTAGGTTTAACACTAATATATCAATAAAATGGCACTTGATACCCTTGGCAGTATTGCAATACATATAACTGAAAGTTTAGAGGTACCAACAGGTATAAGTGGAAATATGGTCGAAATAGTAGATATGGCCAGGCAACACGTTGCAAATTATACTGGTGAAACGATTGGTTCTAATTCTATAAATACTAAGTTTCAACCAGCAATAGTTAATATTGCTAAAGCAGATACAATAGACTTTATTAATGCACAAGAAGAATCTGGAAACCTAAAAATAGATGATTTAAGTGTTGGTGGAGGAATGAGCAAAGATTCGGCCCAAGCATACAGACAAATGGCAGATAATTATCTTAAATCATTGGGTAGAACATTTAATTATAAGAAAACACTTGTATGATCATGTCAACTTCAAGCAGATTTCAAAAAGGATTTCAAAATTTATTGAACAAAGCAGGAAAACAAATACGTATTCGAAGATTTGAAGAAGTTATTGGTTCTGTGTGGGATGATGAATCAACTTTAACTAGTGGAGTCAATTTTGAAACATGGACAAGTGGAATAGTCTTACCTATTAAAGGAAAGTTTGGATCTTCTGAATCAATTTTAATGGAACAAGGTAAACTAATTGGTGGAGATGTAAAATTATTTGTTTCTGGAAATATAACCTTTACAGGAATGGGAAGTTATGTTATTCGAGTAGGTATTGGAAGCCCCCCTGTTGAATATAAACCAATTCCACTTGGGGTAATTAAACCAGAGGTTGCAGGTGTAGATATTTACCGTAAAGCTTATTTTAGAAGACTAACTGGAACTGGGAGTTATTTAGGAGAATGAAACCATTAGAAAAAATAGCAGAAGAAAAGGCAATATGTACACTTTTATTCAATAAAAATAGAACCAAAGTTCAAGATTATGATTGTTATAGGTTGCTTAAAGAATATCAAGCAAAGTATTCTCATCCTTTTCCAATTAGTGTAATAGATAAATATATGGAGAAAAAATGAGTGTAAAAATAACTGTTGAAGGAACTAAACAAGCAAAAAATTTTTTAATTAAAAAGAATTTAAAAACACATTTTATGGTTAATCAGGCAATGGTTAAGGCCGGTGCTTTTATGGATGGCGAAGTAAAAAGTAGTATCGCGGGACATAGAGCAGAACCAGTTAGTGTAGACACCGGAAATTTTTTAAGAAGTGTCACATTTAAAGCATTTAAAGATAATGCAGTAATTTATTCAGATGTTCCTTATGCAGAGTTTTTAGAATATGGAACAAGTAGAATAAAAGCTAGAAGAAAGACACTTTAATCATAGTAAAGATAGAAATAAACAAAAAATAGCAGAAATAATTAATTTAGAAGTAAAAAAGATATAGTATATCCTAAGTAAATCACATTATATAAACAAAAGTAAATAAGTTATAATATCTTTCAAGTGAGAAAGATAGGAAACCAAAGCGATGGTGGCGAGTACAACATTTGTTAGAGATATTTTATATTTTATAAAAGCAGATTTACTTAGTAACATAACCGATCCTATTACTTCTACTCGTGGAACAAAATCAAGATTTGTTATGACAAGTTAT